GGAAATAGAACACAGAAAACAATGGGAACAATTTAAGGCAGACGTTACAAGCAAACTAACACAACCACAATACAAGCTATTATGTAAGCTTCACGCAAAGTATTTTAATCACGCTTATTATGAGATTTGCAGTTGCCGACCTAAAGAGTTAAAACGATGGATAGCCGATATTGACAGACTATACAATAAATGATAAAAAATGTACACAAGTGGGAACAAGCTGTAATAATGCTTTTAAATTTAGATGGATGGAACTTAACACATACTGGCGATGGCTTTGAGCATTACGATGCAATAGGCACAAGCCCTAAAGGAACAGAGGTAGTAATTGAAATGAAGTTCAGAAACAAATACTACAAAGAAAAAATGTTAGAGGTGTACAAGTACGACAAGCTAATAGAAACTGGTAAGATAGCCCTATACTTTGTTAATGACCCTAAAGGTAATTATATGTATTGGCTAAACAATCTAACAGACTTGAAGATGAAAGATATGTACTGCCCAGACACAACGCTATGGACTAAAAAGAAACTATTAAAGCCTTGTTACTTGCTTGACGAAGCACAAGCATCAATAATTAATTTAAACAGTTTTAAGAAGTAGGATAAAAGTTTTCGTAAAGTTTTCGTAAATAATGGTTTATAATTTGTTTATAAGTGTTATATTTGTGTAAACAATAACAAATAAATATTATGGAAACTTTAGATTTTAAATTAAAAAGAAAAAAAAGAATTAAAAATTTGATTGCTAAAATAAATCAAGAAAAAATTGATATGCAATGTATTGGAACTGGGTTTTTAATGTCAGACAAAGCTTTTACGTTTATGCTTAAGGATATGCCTTTTTTACAAGATAGGTTTTCTGACTTAATTAATAGAAAGCATTGTTTAACTCGGATGCTTTGGAAATTGCCTTAAAAAAATGACACAGTTACAAGACTTAAAAAAAGAACTTCAACAAATAGAAGCCACGCTACACCACCTTAATAAAATGGAAGGGGTTACTGAACGTATGAAGAAACGTTTAGAGGATAGAGAACTATATATAAGAAGTATAATTTATAACATACAATAACAATGAAAAAGACAAAGACTGGATTACATATCCAAACACGCAAAAACAGAATTGAGGTACTAACCCAAAAAGAGTTAGAACAACAAGAACAAAACAGACAAAACACAAGAGCATATATAATTAGATTAGCTATATTATTATTTGCTTCACTTACGTTTGTATTAGGGTTTATATATGGCGCAGCACAATAATGGACTTATTACAAAAACAAGCATATAATCTGTGGTTTAATTGGTTAGCCGATAAGATAATGGAGTGGAAAGATGCCAAGCCATTAAACAATGACTTACGCAACTGTATCAAAGCTATGAATGAAATAGGTACATTTGTAAATGGTTTGCGTACAGAGGTTGAGGTACTACATAAAAGAGTGCAGCTAATTAGACAACAGAAGAACGAACTGATACAAAAACAACAAGAAGAAATAACACAATTAAAAGACGACTTAAACAAATATCAAATGCACTATATAGACGAACCAGACGCAGTAAGCACTTGTAGAATGTGCGACACAGAAACCAACGGACAGACATACTGTTCGGAAGATTGTAAAAACTATGACCTTGAATAATATGGATAAGATAAAACTATTAGACGGAAAACAATACGACAGAGCAGAACTGCTTAAACGTATGGAAGATGACACCTTTTACTATGGGGAACTAAATACCCTTGCTTTAAGTAGTAGTAGCCTTAAACAGCTTCTATCAAGCCCAAAGACATACAACTTTAGTTTGAAGTATGGTAGTGGCGAAAGTCAAGCCCTACGAGATGGGTGGCTATTCCATACCGCTATATTAGAACCAGAGGTATTTGCAGCACAGACCTTTATAGATGTGCAAAGCAAGAACACAAAGAAGTTTAAAGAAGCTAAAGCAGAAAACCCAAGAGTGTTTACAATGAAAGAGCGCAACGATGCTGATAGGCTTGTAGATGCGTTCTACAGAAACGAACACGCAAAGGAACTAATAACCAAAGCAGAGTTTGAGATACCAGCTATTGATAACGTATTAGATATGCCCTTTAGAGGCAAGGCAGATGTATTAGCCACCAATAGGATAGTAGACCTTAAAACGACTACAAACATAAAAGACTTTGCTTGGTCAGCTAAAAAGTACGGATATGATGTACAATGCTACTTATACTGCAATCTATTTGGTAAGACACACAAAGAGTTTTATTTCTTGGCATTAGACAAGGGTAGCTTGGATATTGGTATATTTAACTGCTCGGAAGAGTTTTACTTTCAAGGCGAAGAAAAAGTAGAAAAAGCACTACACCTATATAATCAATTCTTTATAGAGGGTGCAGATTTAGATAACTATTGTTTAACTGGAGAGTTATGATAGCAAGTTTATTAAGTAGAATAGGTGTTGAGGTTTGGAAAGATATACCAAACTATGAGGGATTGTACCAAGTTAGTAATTTAGGTAATGTAAGAAGTTTAAATTATAAAAAAACTGGTAATATTAAAAAATTATCTTGCAGTATTGATGCAAATCGCAGACCATTAGTGGGTTTATGGAACATCAATAGAAAAACATATAGTGTCCACGTATTGGTAGCTGTTGCATTTTTAAAGCATAAACCTTGTGGAATGAAAATAGTAGTAGACCATATAAACAATGACCGTTTAAATAATAAACTTTACAATTTACAATTAATAACACAAAGAGAAAATGTTTCAAAAGACAAAAAAGGAACTTCAAAATATACTGGAGTTTCTTGGAGTAAAACAGCAAATAAATGGACTTCTAATATTAGAATTAACGGAAAAATAAAACATTTGGGTTTTTATATAAAAGAAAAAGAAGCTGCACAAGCATACCAAAAAGAATTAACTAAAATAAAACAACTATGAAATTAGATTTAAAGATTGAGTATTTAGGAAAGAAAGAAAAAAAAGGAGATACAGAAAAGGATATGTATAACCTATCGTTTAAGACGTACAACGCACAGATTAGTGGCAAGTTTGAACGTAGTGAGATACGACACCTTATACAACAATTAGACAACGCTATAATATGAGAGCAACATACTTACACTACGAAAACGGAAAAGGCTACGATGTGATAGACTTTATAAAAGACTACAACCTCAACTTTAACAGAGGCAATATAATTAAGTACGTTTGTAGAGCTGGAAAGAAAGACAATGAACTAAAAGACCTTGAAAAAGCAGCAGACTACCTAAAGAGAGAGATAGAATACATAAGAAATGAACAAGAGAAATGGATAGAGAAGAACAAATAGAACAAGAAGAACTTGAAAGATTAGAAAGCAACGCTGGTGTTTACGATGATGATTTTGTAGATGAGTATGCGTATATAGACCAAGAAGAAGAACAAGTAGACCCAATAAGCGACAAGCACCTTAACTATTTAAAGTGTGTGCTAATAAGCCAATTACTATTAGAGGCTAACGATGACTTAAAAGGCAGCAAAGCGTTTAAACAAAACGTAAAGTATCAAGTAGGTAAGACAAACCAGATATTAGAACAAGTGTACCAAGAGGGGTTTAATACAGTATACCACAACAACCCAGAGATGTGCATAAACGTACTAAACAAAATAGATGGACTGATACACAAAATAAAGACAGCCACCATAGACGAGTTAGTAATGATAGATGCATTAGTAGACCAATACTTTAACAACAAAGAAGAAATAAACGAAACCCAAACAGCAGAATTTACTAAAATAGATTAGATATGAAACTACAAACAGTAAGAGATACAATTAAACAAACAACAAACATAGACATCTTTGAACAAACAAGACGTAGAGATGTAATAGAAATGCGAAGCGTAGCAAACTACTACCTATATAAGATTAGCAAGATGCGACTTATGGAAATAGTAAGAGAATACGAAAAGAACAACTACAAAACAACACACGCTTCAATAATACATAGCTTAAACACCTATGACCAACACAAAAGGTATAACCAAGAATTAGAACTAATGTACAAAGCCCTAATAGGCGACAATAGACTATACGTTATGGAACAGATACCAAAGGCTACCGAAAAACAAATAGAACAGATAGAAGAAATACTGCTATGAAAATAACAAACGAGGACAATATGGAGCTAATGGCAAGGTATGAAGATAACTACTTTGACCTTGCTATTGTAGACCCACCTTATGGGATAGACATAAACAGTAGTGGTAGGCTTGGACATTATGGGGGTAAGGGTAAGAATTGGGATAGCGAAATACCTACTAAAAAATATTTTAAAGAATTATTTAGGATAAGTAAAAATCAAATAATATGGGGTGGAAATTATTTTTATTTAAAGCCAACAAGATGTTTTTTGATATGGGATAAACAACAACCAGAAGCTGTTAGTTTTGCATCTTGTGAATATGCTTGGACTTCTTTTAATAAATCTGCAAAAACATTCTATATGCGACCACAAAACGCTGATAATTACAGAATACATCCTACTCAAAAACCAGTTAAACTTTACGAATGGCTTTTAATGAATTATGCTAAAGATGGTTTTAGAATTTTAGACACACATTTAGGTAGTGGCTCAATAGCAATAGCTTGCCACAATTTAGGATATGACTTAACAGCTTGTGAATTAGACAAAGAGTATTACGATGCAGCAATAAAAAGAATAGAGCAACACAAAGCACAACAAAGGTTATTCTAAAAAAATATAATTATGTTTATATATTAGTAGCTTGAATAATCAAGTTTTATCAAGATAAAAGATATGAGCGAAAATCACGGAGGCGCAAGAAAAGGCGCTGGTAGAAAACCAAAAGCACAAGAGCAGAAACTAATAGAACGGTTAGATGCTATAATAGACAAAGACGAAGCATTGGGTAAGTTAGGAGAGTTAGTAACAAAAGGCGATATGAGGGCTTTACAACTGTATTTAGGGTATAGGTATGGTAAACCTAAAGATAGCGTAGACATAAACTCTTCAGAGGGCTTAAACATTAATTTTAGAGATTTATTAAAATTCGTTGATTAAGGTAAAAAAGAAATATATGCCTATTGTACAAAGCGACAGTAGGTACTACATTGTAAGTGGTGGGCGTGGTTCTGGAAAGTCATTTTCAGTAAACGCCCTTTTGGTTATGCTTACCTACGAACAAGGGCATACAATACTATTTACACGCTATACATTAACATCTGCATATATATCTAT